GGGGCCAATCCCCCATAACCTTTCGGGGAGAATAATCCCCCCTAGGGCTTTGGGAGTAAGTTATCAGAGTCTCTATTGAGAGTAATCCCTTATGGGATCACTTAGGGAGGAGCTCCTCCCTAAGGAACTTATCCGACACGGCTTGGGGTTCACCCTCAGCTGTTGACGCGGTAAACCGAGTTCAGCTCGGCCGCATCGAATAAGAACCTTAGGGAGGCTCCCTAAGATCACCCATAAGGGGCTCTAACTTACCAAATAACGGGTATCTGCTTCGGCAGCTCTCCCGGCTATCAGTCTCAGTTTGGCAGTGGCTCGGGAAGTCGGAAGACTTCTCTACTGATGTTATCAATATCAGCAACCACAGGACCAAATTCCCGATCCAGGCGAGCAAGAGGAGCTCAACGAGCTAATCTTACTTCCGGTTCGGTTCATTGATCCGTGCCAAAACCTCTAGACTTGTAATTGACGAAAGTATGTAGCGAGTCAGATAATATGTATTCCATATTATTGTTGACCGCCACACACCTTCTTCTCAATTCCAAAGATTTTAGAGATGAGAACAGCAATGTTTTAACTGACTGGACTACCTTAACAACATCTCTTTCGGTGTTGCTAAGCTCATCAAAATCAAGGAAAGAGAGATTCTTCACAATTGATATGAGATCCTCCGAGGAGTTTCTCAATATGAATTGTTTAGTTTTCTCTCTAACCCTCAAGACATGGTTAATTATGCCATATCATGAGAAATGATATTGATGATGTCTCAAATCTTCACGACGCCATAAAAGGCGTCATTGAGATTCGAGTCCGTTGGCCCAGGCAAGGAATAATCGAGAAACCTCGAGTTCTCCATTATCGGATCTGACAGGGTTTAATCACCCGCCAGGCTTGAAGAGAAATCAAAATTTCCCAACAAGATAACCGTTATATGGATACTCAAGTTCATTGATTATTCCTAGCAAATATTTCTCTAGATTTTCTTTAAAATCTAGATATTTATTCACAGTTATTACTGATAGTTTTACTACCTCTTCTGTGAAGACTGCCCTAAGTAATTTAGGGACTAGAGTCTCGCACGGGATCGATAGGTACTCCTCATTAGCAAACCTTATCAAGAGACATCTAATCTCTTGACTAGTAAGCTTCTGAGATACATATCGAAGTGTAGAAACAAATTCAGGTATAACCTTCAGTAGGTAGGTTTTGGGTAACCCACTATGACGTTTATTACCCTTTCGGGTTGTCATAGCATTGGGGCCACTAACTACCTGGTGACCGGTTAAAATCCTTATTACAAGATCACTGAATGTTCCTCTAAATAAATAGAGGTTACCTCTGTGAACATAGTCAAAAAGTATTTTGATAATAATACTGATTGAACCTATGTTATCAGAGATACCACTCAGTGGTAAGCCTGTAAGTTCATCTCTTCCTCGAATTCACCGTTTCGCGAACTCATAAGTATCTTTCGATACGTGAGTTTTTGATTCGGAGATTTCGACCCCTAACTGTGTCATCACCCATATATACTTAAGGGCGACGGCATTGTCTTTTATTACAATGTCATCTCCTAAGAGTATATACTGATCGAAACCAATAGGCCGACCCACTAAGTGGGCAGCATATTGAACGATCAGGTGATGGGTCACAGCTAGAGAGGCTCAGGATGAATATGCACCCATAGGTTGACCAACGGAGTAATTAGCTCCGTAGCAACCGTTCCACTTTACTGGTGTCGCTGCCAAAACCGTGAATTCGGTAGAGGTAAGGCCTAGTAAAGGTTTATAATACCAACCGGAACGTCAATTGTTATTGTCGTCTCGGACTGGTACTGGGAACGCATATTCACGTCTTAGTAAGCTCCGCCACGAGTCTGCCAACATTTTGTCGTTGAACATATAGTTCAACAACTTGTGCTGGAGATCCATGGGAAGTCTATCAGTAGCCGCGCTCAAATCTAAGCTTCAGAAGTGCTCTGAATTATCAAGTCACGAAGCATGCGGATCCTGAGTAAAGGTCCTATCACATGGGAAATTCCGTAATTTACGGAAAATTCCAAGGTGAATGGGCTTTAGTAAAAATTGAGTCACATAGTCAAGAATGGCTATGATTCTCATTTTACAATCAGGATCTTTTACAATTGACAACCTACCAATATGGGCTGTTTGGCTCATATTTTTAGTAGGTAAGTTCAATTTGTAATATTCCGCATAACGTCTTATTTGAAAGAAAAAGGCATAAAGCCTTTCTCCAACTAGATATCTCAGTATTCTCATATACTCCTCACTGTACAGCGAAAAGCTGTATAATGCAGTAGTAATTGAGGGTCCGGAAGGACCAGATTTTAAACTAATACTGAAATCGCTAGTAGAATAAGATGGCTTAGACTGATGAAGATCAAAGTAACTACAAAAGTCCTTAATGAAGGATGCTGGTATTGTATAACCAGTTCCTTTACTAGGTGCTAATATAGTACTAAGATCAACAGGGATAGCTTCTGTTTTCTTAGGCCTTATTGACCGAGAAATATTAAGTAAGGTTAAAATAAATTTTAACCCACTTAGTTTTCTGCGATCTACATAAGGTTTAAGGTACAAAAAGCGTCGAGGGAAGCCGCCTACAAGTGAAACACCATTCTTATTAGACATTAATGGTCTTCCGACCATATATCTAGTAATGTGGAGTTTCACCTGCTTCATATACTTTACAGTAAACAGAGTACCATTATTTTTCAATAATAGTATAACTGTCTTTGTAAAGGATTTTAAAGCAGACTTATCGTCAATGGCAAATAGAGACTTTGATAACTTATATGTAAGTTTAATAAGTCGTAAATTTAACATTGAACATAAGTATAGACCAAACTCGGATCGTATCAGGCCCAGCGTTAGCTTGGTAGGGTCTCACAAATACCTTTCGGTATTTGCTGACGTTCCTACATCATTAAGACGCCTGTTCAAGGATCCAGTTTGGAGGGCTCTTGACCTAGGTGGTTGTGACAAAATCAACCACTTTACGGTCAGGGAGCATCCTTTATACTGGGTTCATGATCCTCTTGTCAAGGGGGACCGGACTAGAGTAGACCACCGAAAGGTGGTTTCTAGAAAGGGGAAGACCCGAACTAAAGGCCTTGTAGGAAACCATCCATTAATTTGGAGCCAGATTCCATC